CCTCGGATTTCCCACTCGTTTGCTGCGGCCCAACCGACGAGTCGGAGGACCGCGTAGTAGGGCGCTTCGCCATCGCCTGCATCGAAACCTTGACGAACTCCATGAACTCGGTGTCACCCGCACGGATCTTGGTCGCGTGCATCTTGAAGCGAGGCCAGTCATCCTCGTGGACACACTGCTGAATGAGGTCATACATGGCGGCTAGAGCCTCCATGTCCTCCGTGTTGGCTCCCTGTTCTGCAAGCTTCGCGAAGGTGAGCAGAGGCATCATCCCGATCTTCTCTGCCAGTCGAAAGGTTGCACCTTCCCACGTGACAAGGTCCGGAACGCCCTGTCCTCCATTTCCGGAGCGGTTCTTCCGCCGGCGACTCATCAGGCACGCACCGTACCGGCGGAGTAGAACTCGAACGGCTGACCACCCGAAGGAACCTCGAAGTTGAACTCCACCGGGATGACGGCGAAGTCAGGAGCCTTCTTGAAGGACATCTGCACATCGCCACCCTGTAGAGCCTGGTACACGATGATTCGCACAGTGGCGTCGAGAGACTCCCAACCGAGCATCTGCCGGATCTCAGCACCCGGTGCCGGAGCGACGAGCTTGTTGAGCTGCGTTGCACCTGTGCCAGACACGACGGTGAGCGTGCCACCGTTGAGAGCGAACTTCAGCTTCGTGAGTGTCCAGTCGGCCATGTGCCAGCTGAACATACCCGACCGCTCGGTGGTCGCGTACTTGATGGGGTCGAAGAACTCCGCGACGACCATCTTCTCGACGTTGATGGAGTAGGTGAACTCGGAACCGTCTTCCGTCGCACCGATGGAGATCCAGCTACCACTCCATGCGTCGGTGAACTTAGAACCGGAGACGGTGTTGGTCGGGATGGACGTCAGGAGAGGAGCGTAGAACAGGTACCCTGGGTCCGTCAGAAGTGTCGGAGTTGCGGTCGTAGGCATTTCTTCCTCCTGTCAGCTGCTTCAGCTGGTCGTTGACTTGTTGGACTTGGAGGCGGACTTTGTGGAGCTGGACCCCTTGGGCTGCTCCCCAGTGTCGGCGCTAGCACTCTCTGAAGGAGACGTCAGTGCGTTCATGATCGCCTCTTCGGTAGCGACCGATGGGATGCCATCGAGCACGAAGCCTTCCTGCTTCTCTGCTTCCTTCCGAAGGATCACGTGTGGGTCATCTCCCTGGTCCCACCCGAACCTCTCCACGTGCTCTACCGGAACAGGAGTCCCCTCGCGGAAGGCAAGAACACCCGTGTCGGTAAGGATGTCGTGACGCGCGACCCACTTACCCCAGTTCGCGATTTGTGCTCGACGGTGTTCCACCGCTGCGGCGAACACCTCATCTGCTGTCGGCTCAGTCACCTCGTGACTCCTCACTTGTTAGCCGTTTGCTAGTGCACCCAATACCGGGAGAGTATCGATTCTCCCGGAGAGACGTGAGTTTAGGAATAGACCTGCCGCCTCGCAGCACAAATCTCACTCCGCTCATATCTCCGAAGGTATACGTTGGTTAGACTCGACCACCTCGGAAGACGTACACAGTGACCGAGGTTGTGAACGAGTGGGTTACGTTGACGTTACCGTTCACGTCCTTGAACCTATCCGCGGCGATTCGGAATACTTGGTTCGTACCGTTCGTGACAGACTTCGTCACGTCGGGGTTGAAGGAAGTGTTTCCGGCCGGTCCGACGGAGTTCGGATCGTCGATGACGACGGAGTCGGGAGAACCTCCACCGTTGATGACGAGCATCACATAGGTCTCTCCAGCGGACACCGGGAACGAGTCCGATGCCGCCGCCGTGTTGGGAGTGACGACGGTTCCGGTCAAAGCCGGATCCGTCACTGTGTAGGTGCCCACTCTGTCTCCTTACCTCAAGTAGAAGTCCGCATCGACCAGGTACCGTGGTTCGTCCTGGTTGGTTGTTGTATCCATCGGTCCAGTGATGTTCGCGACGAACTCGCAGGTTGCCGACCCCATTGTGGTCTTCGTACGGATAGCATCGATTGCATTCGCGTATGCCGTTGCGGCGACAGCGGCAGCTTCCAGACTCACTCCGAAGATCATTGCACTCACACGTGCCCTATCGAGAGTCACCTCTGCAAGCTTCGGTGCCTTAGTTCCACCGACACGGCGGAGCCAGATGTAAGCTCCTTGATACGGTGACCGGAGACGGTGGAGTTGTGCTCCCTTCGGTAAGGGTGTTCCCGGACCGGAGAGAGACGTGTTCGCGTTGATCCACGACTTCACGGCCCCCTCGGCATCGACGAAGCTCATTACTCACCTCCAGCGTCGAGGGAGGGTCGAATGAAGGGTTCTTCAAGTTCGACGACAAGCGGATACGGGAAGCCATCCTCCGTTGCCGTTGGTCCAACACTCACGGTTGCGATTCCGTCTTCTTCACCAGATACGGCGACGATGGAATCTCTCATGCGACCCGTCTCCACTGGTGCGTGATCCTTCTGGTACGCAACGATCCGTTCGGCGACGGTCGTGTCCAAATAGTTCGCTCCGAGTCCACCTTCACCGAAGATCGCTTTCGCTGCTCGAGGGTCGGGAACGAACTTCACCTTCGCCACAACTACCACCCCCAGTTCGAGTGACTACTTGCTCCACCCCAGGCACTTGTACGTTGAGGACGAACATCTTCTTCCAAAGTCGGGTCCGGGAAGGACCAGTCTGGAAGAAGGTTCGCGGTAGGGTCGTTGCTTGTATCCGTGAGTATCTCATTTCGCTTCTCCAGAGCCTTCAAAGCGTTGTCGGCTTGTAGGAGAAGGATGTTGGACACGTTCGTATCCCCGTCACGCTCCGGGTAGGACATCTCCACGAGAGCGGCGGCACGAATCGCTGCAACCGACTGTGCAGTGTCGTACAGTGACGAATCGATCGTTCCACACGTTGCAGTTACCCATCCGACGGCGGCTTTGATGAGGCGTGCAACAGACTCACCATTTGGCCGAGTGGTTGTGTCGAAGGTCATCTTCGGATCGTCAGCAGCGGTGTCGATCGGAACGGTCCGTGATGGAACATAGTCCGCAACCTCCCGTAGTGACGGGACCCAAGGCACAGGTGGTGTGTCCGATACATAGGCAACGAAGAGCTCTGTACCCGCACCCGTGCCTGTGACAGTCCATCGGAAGGTCCACGTACCCCCAACGGTGGCAACCTTCTCTGCGTTCCACGTCTTTCCGACGTCCGTTGTTGACGGTGCAGGAGAGACGGTTCCACTCGCTAGGACGTTTCCGGCAGCGTCAGTCGCGGAGTAAGTGACGGACGTTCCAGTTGAGTTGTCGCCATTCGGAACGTAGAGTGTTAGAGGAATGGTATCCCCGATCTGCCAGGTCATGCAGAGCCCTCCTGTCCAGTGTATGTACGAGGGTCGGCACTCGCGTACAACCTTCCAGGAGCACCTGTGTAAGCTCGGTTAGGCTCTGCTTCCGCATATCCGGGACGTGCGTACACGTGACCGGCAGCGAGGACCAGTACCAAGTCACCCGACCCAGTTGTGACGGTGAGACCACTCGCGGACAAGACACCCTTCAGTGTGAAGGTTGCAGAGCCGGAGGTGACGGTAACTGCTGCCGCAACGAGTGAACCAAGGAGCGTTACGGTTACAGTACCAGTCGTTACGGTAGATCCTGTTGCGACGAGTGACGAAACTCTCGTGAGTGCAGACGACCCGGAGGTTACAGTTGCCCCGGTAGAGGTCAAACCAAGAGAAGCACCGAGCAGTGCTGTACCGGTTGTGACCGTCGTACCCGTAGCGGTTGTGACCATCGTTTGCGACAGTGTTGTGGTGCTCGACGTCGCGGTCGAACCGGTTGCGGTAACGACCATCTGCTGCGTAAGTGAGGAAGCACCACTCGTCGTGGTTGCACCGGAAGCGGAGAAGGTGACGATGGCAGCGATGGTTAGATCAGCGGTACCCGTTGTGACCGTCGTACCTGTCACAACAATCGGTGTCACACGAGTGAGGCTAACTGAGCCAGTCGTAACCGTCGTGCCAGAAGCAGTAACGACCATCGTCTGAACGACGTTTGCAGAGCCCGTGGTAACTGTAGTACCCGTTGCAGACAAAGCCATCTGCAACGTTACAGCAGAAGTACCAGTCGACGTAGTAGCACCACTCGCGCTGATCGTCGACACGATTCCGAGAGCGGCGGAACCAGTAGTAGTCGTCGACCCAGTAGCGTTGATTGGACTCGCTTGAGATAGAGTAACCGAACCGGACGTTGTTGTTGTACCAGAGGCGGTAACCACTATCGTCTGAACGAGTACGGCGGAACCCGAAGTCGTTGTCGTCCCTGTGGCGGTAGTGACCATCACCTGTGTAAGGGTGACGGCACCGGAGGTTGTTGTGGACCCTGTTACGACAAGTGCGAGGGTAGCAGTTACGGATGCCGAACCGGATGTAGTCGTTGCACCGGTGGAGTCGATCGTCAACGGGAGAGCGAGGACGGTGTAGTCCGTTGGGTACGGTACACCAAACCCCATTGGTGTGATACCCGGCGGAACCTGATACGTCCATGCAACGTAGAACTGCTCCGGTGCGGCGGCACCGGCAGTCTTCAACGCAACAGACAGCGACGTGTACGGTTGAGACGAGTTCGTCGAAAATGTCTTCGATCCGGTTGCACCACTCGCAACGAGTTGGAGTACTGCTCCAGACGAGTGCATCAACCCGACGAGAGAGATATCGTACGCTTCCGTCATACCGGACGGTGGAGTGGATGCGTTGCCACCAGACACGCCCGTGTTGAAGTGACAGATGAGATACGAATCGGACGCTGTCGGGGAAACCGACGGAGCTACCGGTGACGTTGTTGCAGTACCGGAACCCGTCAGGGCATCATCGACGGGTGTCGTGATGTCGACACCAGAGAGGACGAAGACGATGAGCGCTTTCTCTTCGTCAGTAGTTCCAGACTCTGTCTCGGAAACTGTAAGGTCACCCGTTGACCCGACAACGTACGTATAGGCTTTGAGGTGAGCGTTGTTCGTTCCGGCGTCAGCGGTTCCGTTCGGAACTCCGTTAACACCCGATGTCGACCCGCCGACGGTTGGAGTCGTGATATTTGAGAGAAGGTAGTAGTTGTTCGAGGCGACAATTAGTAGGACGTCCCCTGACTGTGGCTGCTGTGACCCAGTACAGGTGACCGAGATGGGGTTCGTCCCACTCGCAATATTCGTGACGGGAGCGCCACCACGAACTGCGATCGCCACACGTCACCTAGCCCGCGTAGTTCGTACCCGTGAGAAGCTTCGCGTTGAAGAAGAAGTTGTTCGTTCCCGGCGGGTCGTAGGTCCCGTGAGAGACAGCCCAGAGACCCGTAGTTCCACCAAGGTCGGCGAAGGCTGCTCGGAGTGTCGTGATGTCCCCAGCACTGAACCCAAGGGCGGTAAGATACGAATCGTTGTGTGCAGAGTCGTCCAGCCACAACTTGAACTGCCGACAAGCGTCCAACGCCTGCCAAAGGTTCGTGACAAGAGCTCCAGCTTTGTTGTTGATGTCCGCAGTAACGACGGGATAGCCAACCGCCATGAGATCCTCCTAGTTGACCGATACGACGGAGAACGACCGACACGTGATGGACTGCGACGCAACGGACAGAGTCACACCCAGAGACAAGGCACGTGCGGAGGTTGTGTCGACGGCGGCGGTGCTTCCAGCAGCGGTTCCGACAAGGTCCTTACCACCAGAAGTGACGTTTGTGAAGTCCATACACCCAACACAGGTACCACTAGAACCCTTCGACCGGACCTGCAAGTTGCCTTCCATCCTCCAGATACGGTTCGTGGACGAGGCAACCCACGTGAGAGCACTCGTTGCGACAACGGACGTCATCGAGCCAATAGCTCCTGCCGGTCCCAATCGGAGGTCGAAGGTGACCGTCCCTTGAGTACCCGTGGTGGTGTAGTACCCCCACGCCTCGATCCAGAACTTCTTTCCGTCGTACTCTTGGAGCACAGGTACGGGGAACAAGATCTGTGGAAGAGGAGAAACCTCTGTTAGAGCACCACTCGCAGTAACAGCCGTCCCGTCGGCAGTATGGAAGGGAGGGACACCAGCGGCCCAGTACTGTGCAGGCATGTCTCCTCCTTAGTTGCTCGAGAAGGAGATCGCTGCAGCGGCAGCCTGAAGGGAGTCTCCCGTTGCTGGTGTACGGCTCGCACTGAGTGCCGCCGTCGCGATGATGTTCGCAGTCGTACCCGAACTCGCATCACAGATGGCGATGTGCGTGACCGTAGAACCTGTGCCTGCAGTGAACGGACCAAACGTGATCGTTCCGGAGTTGCTGATGACAGAGGGTTCGGCGGCGGAAGCACTACCTGGTCCGAAGACTTGTCGCGAGTATCCGGTCGCGGTGTACTCCGTCACGGCCGCCATAGTGAGGTTCGTGTCTGTTGGTGTTGCAGTCAGAAGGGCAACGTACACAGAGCCGGTTGCCGGAGACTGAGTCTTCCGGAAGATCGCCTCCATCGCCTGTACGTTTCCGTATTGGGAGACTTTGCTTGTAGGCACCGGCTACCCCTTCGTGAAGTTCGTGGCGAACTCGTCCGGTTCGATACTCGTCAGGCGAGGGTGTTCCGGCCGGTTGGCATCTGACCACTCAACGATGATGAGATCCCTCTCCGCATCGTACCCGTGGACCGTGACGGTGGTACCGGGAGGAAGGTCGAGGTCCCTCATCTCCGGGTGAAGTGGAGTGTCACCAGTGGCTCGGTCCGCGAGGCCACGGTCGGCACTATAGGTGTACTTCGATCCTGTCCGTGGCGAGGACATTCAAGCCTCCTACGAGAGAGGGTACGCACGGACGTCGGCGAGAGGTGACAGAGGGAACCGACGCCCGTGCGTACGAGAGGGAGGATCAGCTCTTCGGCTTCTGAGTCGAAGTCGCCTCACGATTGGCCGTCGTAGACTTCGCAGGCGTCGTCGCAGCCTTCGCGGCTGTCACAGATGCCGGTGCGCTCGCTGGACGAGACTGAGACGGATCGTTGTTCGGACCCGAAGACGCTCCCGGAGGGTTGTCGTTTTCGTCTCCGACGTTCTTGCTGTGGTCCTTCGCGAGATCCTCGTAGACCTTCTTCCGCTCTCGTGCGGCCTTCAACTTCGCTTCGAGTTCCGCAACCTCGCGTTCGGCGACGGCAGCTTCGTCTTCGGCATCTGCGTTGGCAGCGGAGACAGCGTCTCCCTTCAGCTTCGCCTTCGTGACACCGGACGGTAGAGCGTCGTCCGGGACCATCTTCACGGCACCGAACAGAGCCATTGCGTCTCGAGTGTAGTCGTCGACGAAGTCGTCGGGTAGAGTTGCACCGCGGTGAGCGATGATCATCTCTCCGGTACTGTCTTCGCCGAGATTGACCTTCTCCCAGACAACCTGGAAAGCCATGTCTGTCAGTCCCTTCTCAGCCCAGTGCTGTGCCGGTGATGATGCAGCCGGCGAGAGGCTCCTGCACGATCGGAACGACTGGCCGACGACCACGAACCAGCCACTGGTCGTTTGCGTTCGGGTCGCGACGACTCCACGTTTCAACCCCGTTGGCCGGGTCACCCTGGTACTCCGGCGACTCGAGACGCTCGTAACCCATACCACCGAGCATGGACGAGTCCACGACCAGTGCCTTGACACCGGACGGCAGGTAGTTGGTCGGCAGAATCCGCAGACCAGCGATCTCCTCGACGTCACCCGTTTCGGTGACAGTCATGCCGGCACCACGCTCACGAGCGAGGCCGGAGATGATGTTGCGGTCGGCCACGATCCGGGCGTAACCCTCGTCGGTGGTGACGACCGTGTCGGCGGAGTAACCCTGTTCCTGCGAGTTGATCTTGGACTGAGCGAGCATCAGGTCGAGCAGGATGTCTCGAGACGCGTTGTTCCACGCGGCGACGACGGCCTGAGACTGCGTGACGGCAGTACCGATTGCCGTCAGTGCAATCGAGTCGACCTGCTTGACCAGATAGTTCGTGATCTTGAGGAACGCCACGTCCATTGCACGGCGACCGTACCGCTTGATGTGCTCGTCCGTGATCGGGACATCTTGACCCCACTTGGTGATCGCGGCAAGTGCTGCCGGACCGGGAGTCGCGGATGCACGCGGGTACTCACCACCGGGCGGAGTTGCTTCCGGAGCGGCATTGGTGAACTGAGATTCGGTCTGCTCGTACAGCAGAGAACCACCACTCACCTCGTACCGACCCTGCAGAAGAGTGTCGGAGATGAACCGGTTGAGAGCGATGTCGCGGATCCGTCGCTGCACCAGTGCCGGTGCCTGCAGGAACCGCGAGATGGTGATGGTGTCGCCACTGATGGTCGGTGGCGCCGGAGGATAGATGTGCGGCATGGAGAACCTTCCTTACGAGGTCATCATCCAGCGAACGGTGCCACCGTCCGAAGCGGATGTCAGAGCCAGACCAACGATAGCTCGGGCCTGGTTGACCGAGTTGTTGATCGCGGTGTTGACGGTCGCCTGCACGAACGACGACGTAACGTCCACGTTCGCAGCGGCGAGAGTCTTGACAGTCTTGCTGGCCGTGTTGCTAGGAACCAATTGGTCACCAGCCGTGATCGCACCGTCTGCGACTCCGTCGAAGACCGGATTGATCACGTACACACGGATCGGGTTCGTATTCGTCGAGTCGTGTGCTGCAACACCGACGAACTTGGCGGAGTTGGCACCCGCAACCTTCGCGACCGTTCCGTTGCCACTCACCTCGAGAGGGTCACCGCCGGTAATGGTGCCCGACGCAGTCGAGGTGTAAGTGAGCGCCGTCTGAAGATCGAGCGTCCCAAACGCAGCGTGGGATACGGTGACCGCAGTCACAGGTGAGTAGTTGGCCATCGAATCAGCGCCCGATCCACCGAACAGGGTTGGTTGCGGTTGCGGTCGTCACAGCGTAACCGATCAGCTGAGTCACCGCATCCGTACCGACGACGTACAGAGTCACGAGTCCCGTGTTGTCAGTCTTCAGAGGGTCACCGGCGGTCACACCACCAGTACCGCAAGTGGTCTCGTGAACCATCTTGAGAGGCAGGATGGTGATCTTGTCACTGGAGACACCGTCACGAGAGGCGACACCAATGACCTTGCCGGCCAGAGCAGTCGTTGCTGCAACAACCGTGCTCGATGCAGAGACGGCGACAAGCTGACCACCCGTGACCGTGCCACCGAGTGAGAGACCGAACCCTGCAGCACCGAGTGGGAACTTCGGAGTGTAGTCACTCACGACTACTCACCACCCTTCGGGTACATCGAAGCGTACAGCTGATTGTCACGAGCTTCGTCGGCGGTGCCGGCGTACCCGATCGTCTGAGTCGGGAGCAGACCCGGAGCCATGTTGTCGATGTACTTCCGAGTTCCCTCGGGGTCCATCTTATACATGTTCTCCCAGTGCTGACGACGTGCCGGAGGGAACTTACCGTCACGGACGGCCTGGTCGAGGATACCAGTCATCTGCTGCTCCTTGAGCCACGCAGCAGCCTGCTTGCCCTCGTCCGCGGACTGCTGAAGAGCGACGACCACGGACGAGTCCATGATAACGGCACCTTCCGGCATGTCCTTCAGTGATGGCAGCTGAGTCATCGTCGGAATCTTGTTGGTGAGACCTTCCGCGGCAAGTGCCTCGGTCACGGCCTCGTCGGGAGCATCGGCATCGAGGCCGAGCGACTCCCGGAGCTTCACCGGATCCACTCCGGCCTCCTTTTCCTTGGTGTACGCCGACTTAATCGCGTCGACGACCTGCTTCCCGATCTTCTTCGGGTCACCCTTGACGTCGATGTTGACCACCGTCCGTCGCACAGAGCTCGGGTACGGTTTCTCCGCTTCCAAGACGTTCGGCGGAGGTGATGCCTCCCGACCTGCTACGTTGAAGATCGCGTTCGCGAATCGGTCCTGAACAGCGTCTTCCTCGACTACGGAGTCTTCGACGATCATGTCAGCGAGTCCAGCGTCCACAGCCTCTTGGTCTGTGTACCACCTCTCGTCTTGCATGACCACTCGCCACTCTTCGACAGTCCCACCAGCGCGGTCTGCATAGATGGACGCGATGATGTCCGACTGTCGGTTGAGTAGGTCAGCCATCTCCTGCATGTCCGTTGCGTTGCCGATGGCGAGTCCACGAGCGTCGTGGATCATCATCTGCGCCTTCCGGGACATCCGAACGCCGCCCTTTTTCTTGTCCTTGGAGATAGGACTTGCTGCCATGGCGATGAAGGACCCGGCACTTGCCGCGATACCGTCAACGTACACAGTGACGGTTGCATCTCCTGCATGACGTCGAACGGCGTTGTAGATAGCAACGCCGTCGAAGACTTCTCCCCCAGGGGTGTTGAGACGAAGGTCCATCTCCCTCCCCTTCACAGCCTGAAGGTCCTTGACGAACTCAGCAGCAGTGATACCCCAGAAGCCGATCTCGTCGTAGATGTACACTTCCACCGAAGTGTCCGCTTTGTCGACGATGCGGTACCAACTCTGTCCTTCCGGAGGCTTCGAAAGGTTCCGGGCCATGTTGCCAATGTCGCTCAATCGCGCCATACCGCCCACTCTTCCCTCCTTCCTAAGCACTCGTGGTTGCTGTTGACTTCGCCGGCGCAGCCTTCTTCGGAGTCATCGCCGGAGCTTCTGTGTTACCGTCCTTCCCCGTCTGTTCCGGAGTTGGAGTTGGTGCTCCGCCGCCACTAGAGGGGGCAGCACTGGCGGACGCGACCAGAGTGGGATCCTTCCACGGAGTCGAAGGATCGCGCTCTGGCATCTTCCAGTGACGGCGGAGGAACTCGTCCAGCATCGGATCGGGCTGGATACCACCTGCGGAGAGAAGTTGAGCAACAACTGCTGCAGTCAGTGTCGGGTCATCGCCAACGGTCCCGCAACAGATGCGTGGAGCGGGTTCGCCCTCTCCCCAGTTGTAGTTGACGAGCTTGACCACCGTCTTGGTAATCGTGTTCTCGATTTCCTTGGCGATGGAGTTCCACGACATCTGCAACAGGTCGATGAACGTGTCACCAAGAGCCCGTGACCCGGTCTGTGACGACCCGAGTGTGAGAACGTGAGCCAGCGCCATTCGAGCGATCTGCTCATCCAGGTACTGAATGAAGGCCAGCGCGTCAGGTACGGTACCCGTCATACCCGCAAGACCAAGTTTGAACCCCGGAGGCAGACCCGCTCCCGACTGGTCACCGGCGCGCATCGCCGAAGCGAGCTGCTGAGCCTGCGTAACCTGTGCCGGAAGTGCCCCCGGGGGTGCTTCAACGTACGGGATACCCATTCCGAACCTGCGGATGCTGGTTCCGTGTACCCGCCACATCTCATTCTTCAGGAGCCACGCTCCATATGCTGGACGGAGAAGAGACTTCCCCTGCCATGCGGCTCCCTCACGTTCGTGGACGTACCACGTAAGGTTCTGCGCTCGGATGACGTCCGTCGACCCGAACTGGGTAACGTCAATCAAGTGACCATCCTTGTCGACGTTCATCATCGTGATGGTCGCGGGCATGCGCTCTGACAGTTCAGCGAGTCGGTATTGCCCCTTGACGTAGTCGTAACGTTCCTCGAACGGCATGTGTCCGTAGACGAGATACTGCAGAGCCATCCGAAGGTGCTCATCCCACTGCAAACCTCGACGTCGTGCTCCTCCTCGGTACTTCTCGTAAGAGCCCTGAATGGGGAGACCGAAGTCGTCGGCGACAACCTGTACGACTTCATCACGACAACCTTCACCGTCCACAGCCCACGGAGCGTGCTTCAACGGTTCCGAGTAGGAAGCGAGCACTCCGGCGATCTGTGGGTCGTTCCGCATCTTGGAGAACGTCGGAATCGAGTCCGGCCAGACAAGGTCCGGCACGTACTCCATCATATCGAGGTAGGCGGGTGTCCACCCCATGTTGTCGTTGACGTAGCCCGAGAACGCACGTGGGGCTGTCATCACCACTCCTTCGCCAGTGGGTCACTCTGGCGTCCGACGGATGCTGCGACGGCGTTGTTAATTATCTCGTAGGGGTCACGGTCACGGTTGGCAGCTAGAATCCGTTCGTACTCGTCCTGTGGTGTCCAGTGAGCTGCCTGAGCTCGTGCTGCGTAAGCGAAGACGTCAACCTGATCATCATGGGCACCGTTTGGGAAGGTTGCAAGTTCAGACTCCCACTCGTCAAGCCAATCGACGTCACCTGGGAACCATGCACGGCCATTGTTGACACGTGTTGAAGCAGGAACTGCACGGGTCCATTTATCGGTGTCTGCCTTGAGCTCGAGAATAGGTACTCCAGCACGAGTAGCGTCAACAACCATCGTCGTGCCGAACATTCGGGATTCGACAAACACCACGTCCACGGCGTACCGCTCACGCAACGGCCGCACCAAGTCCCAGTGCTCATGCTCTTCCACCTTCTCACGGACTCGGTCGACGAGAATCAGGTCACCTTCAAGAGTCACTGCCCACACAGCAGCGACAGTCCAGTCAGCCTGTGTCGAGGTCGACGCTGCAAGGTCGACAGTGATGAAGCGCCAACAGTCGTCAAGGAGGATAACTCGATCCGCAAGGGAGAGTCGAAGTCCACCCGTCAACCCGTACCCAGAGTTGAGCACAGGGAGGTAGTGCCAGTACCGGAACTTCTTCCGTTTGAACAGACCACCTGACTGAGGTGCGGGACGTTGTTGGTACAGTGCCGCCCACACGTACGGACCAACGTTGGCTTCGATGTTCTCCCAGTCACGGTCACCTCGAACGCTCTTGAGGTACTCACCGATCTCCCGTTCGAGGACATCCTCGACACTTTCCGCCTTGGCCGGGATGGACAACACTTCCCACTGTCCAGGCTCGTTCTGTAGGATTCGACCAGCAAGGTCATCCTCATGCCATCGAGTCTGAATCAGTACGACGACCGTCTCTGGACCCATACGTGGAATCGCGACTGCCCTCCAGAAGCGGTCGGCAGCATCTCGGTTGGCCTTCGACTGAGCAGTATCGAGATCTTTGACGGGGTCGTCGATGATGAGCACGTCGACTGGCTTTCCAGTAAGAGATCCACGAATGCCGACACAATAGACACCGCCACGACCTCCCTTGACCTGCCAACGGCCAGCAGCGGACATGTCCTCTCGGAGCCGGAGTCCGAGGTCGACTGTTCCATCCGTTCCATCAAACGTCTCCAGATCCAGTTTAATATCGCTGCCCCAACGGCGAGCCATCTCATCGGAGTAGGACACGATACCGATACGGAGGTCAGGATTGTGCTGGAGTAGCCAGATCGGAAAGTAGTGAGAACACCTCTCGGACTTGCCCTCCTGTGGAGGCATGAACACCATGAGCTTACGTCCGTTGGTGGAACCGTCCGGCTTCGTACACTGTCCCTGAGACGCTCGAACCAACGCTTCGTCGATCTTCAACAGCGCAGGAGCCTGTCGGATGGACGGGTTCAGATGCTGAGCGAGGACACCCGGAGTGGACCAGCGTCGAGGCTTCTCTACGTATCCAAGAAACTGGAGAGCGGTCTCGATGGTGCGCTCAGAGAGGGCGAGTTGAGGTAGGTTGTCAGTACGATTCACGGCGCACCAGACCTAGCCTCAACAGCGTCTGACTCACGGAGTCACCCCTCCGTCGGCTCTCCGGCCACAAGGGCACGAAGTTCCGAAGGGACAACTACGCGAGCCTTCTGCTGCTGAGCCGGGTCTAGCTCTAGAGCCTGAAGGATTCTCCCAATCGCCAAAGCGATCAGCTCGCCTTGCGCGTCCATGAGACGCGCGAACCTATCAGCGGCGTTCGCACCAACTGCGCTAGTGCACGCCTTGAGGAAGTGGGTACGTTCCTTTTGGTAGAGCTCCATCCACACGGCAAGGTACGCCGGCGGGAAGTGGTCTTCCTTTTCCGTCGAAGTCGGTCCCCGGTAGACGTTCACAGGGTTGCCGTTCGCGTGACGCCACATCGACTCAACAAGAGCTTCTGGCTCGTCCGTCAACAGACGCTCTTGGAGCCAAAGGATGTGTCCGTTGGTTCGTGCCACTTCTTGGAGAAGGCCAGTTACGGGGTCAACCGGTACGGGACCGCCGTAGTTGTTGAGAAGGTATTCGGTTCCGGTCAGTACACGACGAGCAGTCCCTCGTCCCTTCGACAGTGATGCTGCTCCACCGTGGAAGTAGCAGACATCCAAACCGAACATGGCGGAGCCACGACACCGCTGACCATTCGTTCTACGCTTGGAGCACATCCGTGCACCTAGAGCGTTCTTCTCCGCATCCGCCATGTGACAAGTATAGTTGACGCCGAGGGGATGTCATAAGAGGGGACCCTAGTAATTCCCGGAGAAACTCCATGGTATGAACCCACCATCTGGAATCACTAGAGCAACCCCATGCCGTCAGTCTTCCAGGAACGGTGAGTTGGGAAGGAACAGAGACTCGTGAATCTGTTGCTTCACCCTATCCTGTCCTGATGTTGACCGTGCGGAGTACCGAGTGGTGAACTCACCCCGAACGAACCTCGCTCCATATCCTCCCCAACCTCGAAGAGCGATCCGCCGCTCAACAAGTGAGTAGCTATTCCGGATGTCCTTCGGAATAGCAAGGTAGGCATCGTAGGGTGGAAAGGTCCTCCTTCCTTGGGACATCAACGACATCGCCTCGTCCTCGATTCGGTCGAGGAGGTAGTGCACGTTCCCGTGAGTGTTCCCGCAGATAGTTACGAGGTTGGACAGCACCGTCTTACCGTCTCGAGACTGTGGCTGAATGTGGTGCCGTTCCAGAGGCACAGGTGAGCGGTGCTTGTGTGCTGCACACTCGGTTCCTCTCATCACTCCTCCTCAGCGATGATCCGACTGATGCTGGACCCGAACATCGAGACGAACAACGATGCAGACATAGCACGTGCTTCATCATCCGTGTACCCCTGGTCGCAGAACAGCTGTCGCTGTCCTTGCAGGAACTCGTGGAACGGCTTCGTCCGATCGTGCAGAGTCAGCAGTATTGAGGCGAGTCTGTGCTGTTCTTCCCCACCGGTAACACTCATCGTGTGCTCTCCTCGATCGTTCATCCCGATTTTGCGACGATCTGTCATTTCTCCTGTCCTTCCCCTGTCTTTGTGGCGATCTGTGGCGAAGTGGCGATCTTTCCCCGTTTTGGGTACCATATTAGCCCAAATTTCTGGCTCAAATGTCAAATCCGGCAAAGATCGCCAAATCGCCACGAAAAACCCACCTTACGTGGGTTAATCGACAACAGTGACGCTACCTCTCTGTCCGTGTTCTGATCATCCTCGTGTACTTCACTAGTCAGCATGGGTCTGCCACTGTCCCACGAGAAGTACGCTTTCTTCACAGAGCTGCACGCCAAGCACCCTCACTGTACTGATCGGGCAGAGGTGGAAACTCGATGTCGGGGTGCTCTTCGCGGACCTGACTCGCCCACCGAAGTAGGGCAACCACCTGCCTCTGTGCTTCCGCAGCACGGTCGTTCGCCTCTCGTACTTCAAGGGCGAGACGAATCTTGCTCTGACTCGTCATGAAACTCTCCACTGTAGGTAGAGCAATACAGCTTCGACGACTACCCCCGAGAGGAAAGCTACTCCCATCTCTAACCACACCACAGTCACGCTACCCTCCTACCAGAGATGTAGTAGCAGCGGGTCTGCGCCGTCAGAAGCGTACGGTGTGATCTGTTCACCGTGACGTTCAGCAACGTGCTTCGTCATCCACCCGACGATCTCGTCACACCGCCTGCAACGAAGCTGCGGAGGGAACTTACCGAAGGAGGCATCCCACTGAAACCGCTTTACAATCCAGGCTGTACCAACATCTTGGGTCATAGCCACCTCCAGGTTGTGTTGACCCAGTTCAGCATCTCTGGTTGCATACAGAGGAGGAGAGCGTACCCTTGAGCCCGTCCGACAATCTCCGCCATCTGTTCCGCACGTTCCTGCTCGTCACAGACGTCCCATCTCACCTGTGATAGGTACCACCGTTTGGTGTATTCATCTAGCGGAGTGCCTTCCATCACTCCCGCCGTCACTTCTAGAGCGACACGAGCGGTACTTTCCTCTCCCGTCATCGCACGGTTCATGCGTTCCTGTGGAGTCATCTCGCGCCACCCTCCTTTTCCATACTCGTAAGACAGACCCGTATCGGTGTCATCGAAGACCGTCCCTAGCGGGACTCTTGGTCGTGTCATGCTAACATCGTCCAAGAGTGCCAACCCTCATCGGTTGTCCCAAGGTACCTAAACGACAGTGCTGCGTCTCCGACGATGGCGACGCAGTCACCCTTAAAGGTCGTCGGTCTCCTAGGTACGACAAGGTGAAAGTGGTCTCCACCGGTAAATGGCACGATTGGTATTTCCCACCACGGTTCCGGTTCGACGACTTCCAGCGCTCTTGCGGGAAGAACGATCGGGATACCGCTACAGGTCGATATGGCGACTAACCCCCGACCAGTACACTCCCAACCAGCGTCTCGGAGCTTAGGTAGAGAAGCGCCACAAGGCTGTGGTGTCACCATTCCATCCCCTCGGTCATGGGACAATCTCTCCCTCGTATACTTCCTCGTACTCCTGT